GGCCAGCGTGGAGAATGCCGGTGGTTAAGTGGCGCTGGTCGATCTTCAATCCTCATCCTGAGGCGAAGCCGGAGGACAAGGCCGAGCTGAGAAGGCGGGATTTCGAGGAAATCTTCGGCAATGCCAAAGGCGCGCGCGTTCTGGCCGAAATTCTGCGGATGGCAGATATTACGTTGGCCGCGCCACCGGGTGCGGCGAGAGCCGACCGAGACATGATCGAGGGCCGCCGTGAGCTGGCCCTGATGATATTCGAAATGGCCGGGTTCGGACGGGATAAACTGCCCGACGCGCTGGTCTTTGATGATCTTTCCCTAGCAGCAAAGGATGGCCGCCATGAGCGAGACAATAGTGACCGATACGAACAATCCGGGCTCGGGTTCACCCCAGCAAGTTTCGGACGGGACAGCGACGACTGATCCCTTTGCCGCCGCGATTAGCGGGCTGGATGCGGACCTGAAAAGTCATGTTGAGAAACGTGGCTATAAGGATCTTGCCGGGCTGATCCGCTCGGATATGCACGGGCAGCAACTGCTTGGCGCGGACAAGGCCAGTGTACTGAAGATCCCGGCCACCTCGCGGGCGGATAATCCGTCCCTGTGGGCGGATGTCGACAAAGCGCTGGGTGTGCCGCAGGACGGTAAATATCCCGAGTGGAAGCCGGCCTCTGGCGAGCTGGCGGCATCGCCAGAACAATTATCCTACTTCGATGCAAAAATGGTCGCGGCAGGGGTGCCTGGATATGCCCGCAACGCTGCACTTGAAGCCTTCCAAGAGCTCAATCAGCAGGCTAGCGCGGACAATGCGGGGGCGGTGCAGAGCGAGAAGGCCGAGGGCGCGCAGGCCCTTCAACGTGAATGGGGCGTGGCTTATCCGTTCAAGCTGACGGCCGCGGGCAATGCCCTGACGGGCATAGAAGGGCGTGATCAGTTCGATGCATTGATGACCCGTTACGGGCTTCAGGATCATCCGACCGTCATGAAGGTGCTGGCCGGTGTCGCCGAAAAACTCGGTGAGAGCGGCGTGCCGACCGGTGGGGAGGCCAAGCACGATCAAGGGGCGCTGACCCCGGCAGAGGCCGAGGCGAAGCGGGCGCAATTGCTCGCCGATAAGGCCTTCATGGAACGGTATAATGGCGGCGATAAGGCCGCTATTCAGCAAATGCTCGCGGTCAATAATGCGATCGCCGCGGGCGCCAGCTCTTGACTTTTTCGCGCAAATCAGTGCGGAAATCATGACTTCCACGGATGGGGGATACTCTGCCCCGCAGGCCCTCCATCCGACCGCTGCCCCCTCGGCTTAGGGGGTAGGCGCGGGTCCGGCTTCGCCGGGGACTCCAGCCGATTTTCAAAAAATCAGTGTTGTGATCGTCCCTGAAAGGAGGACCCCATGGCTGTAGAAAGCCTCGAACCCGGCAAAATCATGCAGTTCGGCATGAACCTTGAACATGTCGGGCAGCAGAAACAGAACCGGCTGGCGCCGCATGTCGATGCCGACCTTTCCGATATGTCCAAGGGTGACCGGTTCACCTATGAGAGCTTCGGAAAATCCGAGCCTGCGAACCTTGTCGCTGACTGGTCAGACACGCCTGACGGCCAGGTGCCGCAATTCCGGCGTGTCGGCTTCTGGCAGCTCTATGCCGATGCCAAATATGTCACCAGCAAGGATGCTGCTGAAAAGCTGATCGATCCCAAAAATGCGACGCTGATGGCGATGGCCTTCGGGCGGGAACGGCGCCGGGATCAAGTGATCCTTGAGCGCGGTATCTTCGCTGCATCGATGCAGGAAATCGATCAGGATGGCGATCATCAGACGACGACCTTCACCAATGGCGGCGGGAAGATCGTCGCGGTCGATGATGTCTCGAAATATAAGGGGCTTGTCGACGGGGCGGCGGCGCCGACCACGACCAGCTCCGGCGGCGGGATGCGCAAGCTGACCCCGGCGAAGATCCGCAAGGCGAAGTCTCTCCTTGCGCTCGGTGAAGATGACCCGATGGGCCGCCGTCCCGTGCTTCTTTATGAAGAAGACGATCTTCAGAACATGCTGACCTCAGATGAGCTCACCTCTGCGGACTATGCGCAATTGCGCCGTCTGGAAGATGGCGAGATCAATAGCTGGCTCGGTGTTCAGTGGGTCAAGGTTGATCCGGGCCTGCTGCCGCTGATCAGCGGGCAGTCGGATCAGTTCTATACCGCGCTCTTCCTGCCGCATTACCTTCAGTACAAAGACCAGCCGCTGGTTGATGTCCATGTCGGTCAGCGGGCGGACAAAAACCATAACTGGCAGGCCTATTACAAGGCCCGCGACGCGGTTCTCCGCAAGCGCGACAGCGCCTTCGTCTGGATCGCCATCGAGCGCTGATCCTGAAGGGGCGGTGCGTCCGCCCCTGTCATTCTTTGCACCGCCAAGCGGGGTGCCCCGGCTTCCCGCTTCTTCCACCCGCTCCGCAACAAAGAAGGAACTGACCCATGGCGGAACACCTTGGAACTTTTATCACCGGGCGCTCGGAAGCCACGCGCCCTCTCGATGTCTCCGGCGCCCATTATATGGGCCGTTATAATCCGATCGTTACTCGTTTCGATCTCGATGCTGCTCAGAACGACACGCTGTTCATCGCAATGGTGCCGCTCGATGCTGTGCTCAGCCAGGTCGTCTCCGAATATGAGACATCCGCGATCGGTTCATCGGTGACGATGGATGTCGGCTTTGCCGATGATACCGAACTCGGCATCTCCTCGAAAACCGATGTGCTGGTCGATGATGCCGATATCAGCTCGGCCGGGACCGGCTCGCTGACCTCGAATATCGGTGTTGCCGATCGCGGCAAGACGGTGCGCGACCTGCTCGGCCTTGCCGCCGATGTGCAGGGTGAGGCCAAGATGATTGCCACGCTGAAGGGGGCCAATCCTGACACTGGCGATATCTGCTTCGAACAGGCTGTGCTCCGCTGACGGACGGCCATCGGGACGCGTGAGCCCGCCTGACCCCGGGCAGCCCCGCCTCTGTGCTCAATGGTGGTGGCTGTCCGGACCCCCTTCTTCCTCCTCAAACCCGAGGGTCTGATGCCGACGAGCCCGACAGATATCTGCAATATGGCGCTCGACCTCCTCAAGGAGCGGGCGATGGGCGATTACAATGCGCCCGATAATGCGCTTGAGGAGATGGTCGCGCGGAATTATCCGCTGGCGAAGGAATATGTTCTCAAAAAACACCGCTGGATGGTGGCGCGGCAGACCGTGACCGGGCTCGCCGCGCTTTCCGTCACGGATGCCGAATATCCGACCGTCATCCAGTTGCCCGCCGACTGCCTGGCCGTGTGGACGGTCAATGGCTTCGAGGATGGCTGGCATCGCCGGGCCGGGCAGGGCGCCGGGCGGCTGGCCGGGAATTTCACCGCGCCTGCGAGCCTCGTCTATACGCGCAATATCAGCGAAGGCGAGATCCCCGTCGAGCTGGCGCTGGCGATCGGCGGGCAGCTGGCGCATCTGTGCAAGAGCGGCCCGACGCTGGACCTGTCCCGTGGCGAGCGCGCCGATATCGCGGCGGAAGCCATCGACCGGATCGACGCGGCGGTTGATATTCTCGGCACCGAAGGCGGTGTCTCCGAAGTGAGCGAAAGCCGCTTTGTCGAGACCCTCCGCGGTCGCCGCTTTTATGACCCCAAGCTGCGGAAATTTGCGCAATGAACCGCTGGCAGACCAGTCTGGCGGCGGGCGAGATCAGCCCGCAGGCGGCGGGGCGGTTCGACCTTGCCTTCTACAATCAGGGCGCCGCGCGCATCCTCAATCTTTTCGTCCTGGTCGAGGGCGGCGTGACGCGGGTGCCGGGCGGCGTCTTTATGGGGCAGCCCAAAGAGCAGGGCGAGCGCGCCTTCCTGCTGGGATTTTCCAAATCGAATGAAGACGGCGTCGTCGTGTTGTGCGGCGAAGATTACATGCGCCTTCTGGATGCCGAGACCGGCACGCTGCTGGAAGATGGCGGCGGCGTGATCGAGCTTGCGGCGCCCTATGCCGTCGATGATCTGCCGCTGCTTTATGACTGGCAGTCGGCCGATGTCATGTTCATCACCTGCAAGACCGGGGTGCACCAGCCCCGCATCCTGATCCGCTATGCCGATGATGACTGGGAGCTGAACCCCTATGGCGTGGTCAATGGCCCATTCCAGGGGCGCAATACCGGCACCGTGACGCTGAACCCGTCCAGCGCCACCGAGGGCGCAACCGGTGTCACGGTGGCCGCCAGTGCCGGGATTTTCGAGGCGGGCGATGTCGGCAATCTCATCCGCTTCTGGGAGCCCTATGACCGGCGGCCCTATGAGACGTGGCAGCCCAAAGAGACCGATCCGCAACTTTCGACCGGCAAGATCCGCATTCATGACGGCAATGTCTATTCGGCCGTTGTCGGCGGGGGCGGGACGGAAGACAATTCCAATTCGCCGCCGGTGCATACCAAGGGCACCGCCTCTGACGGCTCGGAATATGTGAGCTGGACCTATCTGCATAATCTCTCCGGGATGATGCGGATCACGGCCTATAGCTCGGCAAACAGTGTCACCGGCACGATCGAGACCGGCCTGCCGACCGATGATGCCACCCCGAGCTGGGCGCGCGGCTATTTCTGCGACCGGCATGGCTGGCCCTTTGCCGGCGGCATCTTCCAGTCGCGATTATTCTATATCGGCACGCCTGATTTCCCCGACACGATCTGGCTGTCACGGACCGATGGCTTCAATCCGGTGGAGGCGGATTTTCTGCAATCGGAGGGCTCGGATGAGGTCAATGACGATCATGCCGTGGTCCGCACGCTGAATGACAGCGAGGTCCACCGCCTTGCCTGGGCGGTGCCCGGCGAGCAGATCATCTGCGGTCACGCGGGCGGCATTGTGCGGATCGGCGGGCCGTCCCTCTCTGAGCCGATCACGCCTGCGGGGGCGAATGCCTCGCGCCCCGAGCCGCCGCCCGGCGTCTATTTCCCCTGCCGGGGGATCCGCGCCGACCAGTCGATCCTTTATCCCTCGCCGTCCGGCCGTCAGCTGATCGCGCTGAACCCGGTCGATTTCACCTTCAAGACGCTGTCCGCCCGGGCGCGTCATGTCGGCGCCTCGCCGATCCGCCGCCTCGAATATGCCAAGGAGCCCTTCAAGCGGGCTTTCGTCTTGCGCGAGGATGGCCGGCTGTTTGTCATCACCTATGACAAGGAACAGCAGGTCGAGGCCTTTACCCGCATGGTGCCGGGCGGCGAGCTGGATGGCGATGTGCCGGTCATTGACGATATTCTGGTCATGGCCGGGCCGGATGGAAGGGACATGCTGTGGTACACCGTCCGGCGCACCGTTGACGGCGCGACCGAGAGCTTCATCGAGCGGATCGCCGTCGATTTCGATGCCGGGGACACCCTGCCCGAAGAGGCGGTCTTTGCCGATGCGGCGGTCCTGACGCGGCAGTTCAACACCGATACGGCCAAGACGATGACGCTGACCCATACAGGCGGGGCGGACGCTGCGATCCGCGAGGCCGAGGTCACACTGACCACGGCGGGCTTTACCCTGACCGGCGGGGCGGTGGGCAAGGAATACCGGCTGCGCCGCCGCCATGCCCCGGCGCGCGCCGATGATGTCGCTGCCGATGTGCATCTGCTGGTCACCGCGGTCGACGGGTCGAGTGTCACCGCCACCCTGCTCAATGACTGCCCCGCCGCCCTCTATAACACCGCGCTGAGCCAATGGGCCGAGGCGGTGACCACGCTTTCGGGCAATGATCATCTGGAAGGTCAGACTGTCGGTGTCTGGGGCGACGGGGTCGATCTGGGTGATTTCACGGTCGAGGATGGCGATATCGAGCTGGAGACCGCCGTGGCCACGGCCTGTGTCGGCCTGCGCAAATCCTATTCGGCGCTGTCCCTCGATATCGTGATGGAAAGCCGGTCCGGCGGCACGAGCTGGGGCGAGGAGCTGAAGCCGAAAGGCCTGTGGGCCGATGTGCTCGACACCGGCCTGAGCGAAGGCGCGCTGCGCGTCATTGCAAACGGGGTCGAGGCGGCATCGGGCGAGCTGGTGCCGCGCAATTATGATGATCTGATGACCGCCGTGCCGGCGCTGAAAAACGGCAAGATCGAGGTCGAGGAAACCGGGCGGGCCGCCGAGAACGTCCAGATCGAGCTTTATGGCAATGGCATGGGGCCGCTGACCCTCAGGGCCATGGGGGTGCGTCTATGAGCTTCCGGCTGGATGTCTATGCCCCCGGCGATGCCGTCAGGATCGAGAGCACGGCGCCCTTTCCCGATCGGGCCGCATGGCGGAGCTATCAGCCGCCCGGTGAAGGCTGGACCGTCTGGCGTGGAGACGTGCCGATCGCGGCCATGGGCATCTGGCGCGATGGCGCGCTGCACCGGATCTGGGCGCGTGTAGCGGACGGGCTGGGGCCGGGAAGCTGGGCGCAGCTCTTTCGCTATGTCGAGGCGATCCTCGGGCATTACTCGATTGCGCTGCTGGAATGCCATGCGCCCGACATGGCGCAGGCCAGAGCGATCCAGCGTTTCGGCTTTGTGATCGTCAGCCAGGCGCCTGACCAGCCCATCCGTCTGCGGAGGACGCCCTCATGAGCTTTTCCAGCACGATATCAAATGCCAGCTCGCAGGCCTTTTCAACCGCGGATGCTGCAAGCAGCGGCGGTTCTTCGGGCGGGGCAGGTGGCAGCGCAACCGGCAAGGCAATCGCGCAATTGGCCAATGGCTTCTTTGCCATGCAGGCCCACAACGCCAATGCGAGGGCCTATCAGGCGAATGCGCGGCAGCGCGAAATCGAAGCCGTCGCCGAAGCCAATGACCGGGCCCGGGATGGCCGGGCTGCGGTCGCCACCGGGGTCGCGATTGCCGGGGCGTCCGGTTTCACGACCAGCGGCTCCGCTGCCGATGTTCTCGCGCGGATGGCCGCCGAGGCCGACACGGCGGCGGCGCGCGCCCGATATGAAGGGCTGCGGGATGCGCAGGCGCTGCGTCACCGGGCCAAGCTCGAAAAATTCAAGGGCAAGCAGGCGATGCTCGCCGGGACCATTAACGCTGTCGCGAGTTTCATCTGATGACGAGAATTGATGCCAGACGGGGGCGGGTTCCCGGTGTATCGCGGGGGATGGGGCCGGCCCTGACCTCGACCAGCAATCCCGTGGGCGGGGCGCTGATCCAGGCGGCGGGTGCCTATGCGGGCCGAAAGGCCGAGGAAGAGCGCGAGGCAGAGGCCGCGCAGGCCCGGGCCGACCGGGTGACGATCGCCAAGGCCGGGACCAAATTTCGCGCCGAGCTGGCCGAGTTCTATGATGGCGAAGCGACGGGGTATGACGGCTCTTCGCCCGGCTTTGCCGAGCGCTTCGATGAGCAGTCCCAGCGCCTCCTCGATCAGCAGCTCGGGGCGGCGGATGGCCGATATGCGCAGGAGCTGGAGCTGCGGCTTCAGGGTGTGCGGGGCGATTTCCAGCTTTCCGCCCTCCGGTTCGAGCGGGACAAGCAGGAAGCCTATACCCTCAAAGGTATCAGCGAGATCGCCGACACCGAGGCCAAGGCGGTCTATCGTGACCCCTCACTTTATGGGCAGGCCCTCGAAACGCTCGATGAGGTGGCTGAAGCAGTGCCCGAAGGCCTGCGGCCGAAATTCATGGCCGAGGCGCGCGGTGCCTATGCACTCTCTGCGCTGAGTGCCTATGAGCTGAATGATCCGACCACGGGGCTTCGTCTTCTCCAGGGCGGGGCCTTTGATGATGCGCTGGATGCGGAGGAAGTCGTCAAGGCGTCATCCTCGCTTCAGGCTGAAATCGGCCGCCGCGAAGCCGCCGCCCAGCGCGAGGCGGACAAGCGCCAACGTCAGGTAGAGGCTCAACTGAAAAGCGAGCTGGGGCAGATTGACTTTGCCCGGGAACATGGCTTGCCGGTCAGCGATGAGCGCTGGCAGCGGTCGATCGACCTTGCGAGCCAGTCGGGCGATGAGGCAGTGGCCAATGTCGTCCGTATGCGCCGGGCAGACCGGAATGCCGGGGCGCTCAAAGAGATGCCGCTGGCCGAGGCGCTGGGGACGGTCGATCAATTGCGGGCGCGGCTTGAGGCGGGGGCAGATGTTGAGGCCGGGGCCGCCGAGGAGCTGGTCGCCGCCGAAAAAGTCGTTGCCGGGATGGGGCGGGCCCTGCGCGAGGATCCGGTCGCCTTCTTCATGGCCGAGGATCCCGACTTTGCACCGCTCAGCCTTGATGACAGTCTCAGCGCCCTGAAGAGCCGGGTCGCCATGGCCGAGGAGCGGGCCGAGCATTATGGTGTGCCCGCCAGATATTTCGCCGAGGATGAACTCAGCCTGCTGACCGATCAGCTCAGCCGCGATCCAGCGCAGGCCATGGCATTCATGCAGGCCGCGGCGGCAGCAGGGCGCCCCGAGATGATGGGCGAGATTGCCCCCAAGGCACCGGCGCTCGCCCATGGGGCGGGCCTGATGCAGTTTGGCGGCGACAAGGCCTTTGTCGCGCGGATGCTCGATGGCGAGGCAAGGCGGCGGAAGGGGGCCGATCAGACGGTGCCGAAAAACGAGATGCCGCTGGCCGCTGAAGAGATTTTCGGCAATGCGTTTCAGTACACGCCGGATTTTGTGCCGTCCGCCATGGCGGCGGCGGCGTTGGCCTATGATGCCGATAGCGCGCAATCGGGCCGGACCCGTGATGATTTCGATGCGGATCAGTATGAATGGGCGCTGCAACAGGCCGCCGGCGCGCGCGCGATCAATGGTGTGCGCCATGGCGGGGTGACCGTCATCCGGCATGGCAGCCGCCAGCGCCATGTCGTGGTGCCGCCGGATATGACGCCGCAGGCCTTTACCCGCCGCTGGAAAGAGATGCCCGATGATGTCTTCTCCGCCGGATTGAGCGGCGTCGGGTTGAGCCGCGACGGGCGCGAGATCCCGATGGCCGAGCTGCGCAAGGGATTGCCGGTGTCGGTTGGCCCGGGGCGTTACCGCATTGAGCTGGCGCCCGGTGAGTTTGCCGGTCAGGAAGATGGCCGTTTCCTGACTTTCAGCATGGAGAAGATACGGCCCCATTATAGCCAAGGAGAAAACAATGGCGACTGATCCGAAAACTGAAGAAAAAGCTGGCGAAGGCGATGCGACAAAAGACAAGCAAGCGCCCGCCAAAAACCTTACCTATGCTCAGGCCACCGCCGACCCGTCGCCGGAAATGGCGCAATCCGTCACCATGCCCGAGAATACCAATGAACTCGTCCGTCTGGTGAATAAGGGCAAGGCGCAGATGTCGGGTGCGATCGAGCAACTGGCCTTCCATGCCGATCCTGAATGGCAACGCCATTATAAGAAGATGCAGAATGACCTCGACAAGCTGTCGCAGGCTTTCCGCAATGCGGCGTTCAACCAGCAGGCCGCCCTCGCTGAGAAGGCTTAAAGACGATGAGTGAAGCGGCGCGCGCGGACAGCTTTTTCGGCCCGGTTGACGATACCGGGGCCGAGACAGTGCGCGCGCCGTTTGCCCAGGCCGGGACGCTGGGGGAGAAGCTGTCGGCCAGCTTTGAAAATGCCGTCTACAATAATAGCAGCCAGGGGCTGATGATGTCGCTGGATGACGCCTATGATCGGCGCATTCAGGAGATCGAAGCCCGCACCGGCAAGAAGCTGCCGCATCCGCTGTGGTCGGATGAATTCGAGGGCGTAAAGCGCCGTCAATTCAGCTCGAACCCGTTTTCGGCCGGTAGCGCCGGTAACCGATTGGGCGATGCTCGCTATGTCGCTGCCAAGCGCGCCCGCTTTGAGGAGATGGTCACCGAGCTGCGCCAGTCATATCCCGATTTGCAGGATGCCAAGCAGTTTGAAGCCTATCTGAGCCAGCAGGCAAAAGACCGTGAGCTGAGGACCGAAGGGGGTGGCCTGACCGGTTTCGCCGGGGAGATCGGCGGCTCGGTTCTGGATCCTGTCAATGTCTCAACGCTGGGCGTCGGGCTGAGTTCAAAGACGATCCTTGGCGCGGCGCTTCGTGAGGCCGGGGTCAATGCCAGTATCGAGGCGGGTCTGCAACCTGCCATCGCGGTCAATCGTGAGGCGCTGGGGCTTGATTACGGGATCGCCGATGCCGCCATGAATGTCGGGGCGGCGGCTGCGTTTGGTGGCGTCTTTGGCGGTGGCGGCAAATCGATCGAGCAATATTTCGCGCGCCGCAGCCGGAAGAAGATCCTCGAAGAGATCGAGGAGCTGCCGCCCGAGATCCGCGACGATCCCGATGTGCAGGCCGCGGCGGCGGCGATGGAGAAAGAGCTTTACACGGAAGAGGCCGCCGGGCTGAGCGGCGATGATGTCGAGGCGATGGGCGCGCATGGCGAGGCCGTGCGGGCCGCCGATGAGGCGGCGGGCGGCTTCCGACTTAATGAGTTTCCCTCCGAACCGGGCGCGGTCAGCGAGAAGGTCGCGGCGACACGCAATTATAGCGGGGCGGGCGCGCTGGAATTCTTCGAGGCCGATGAGCTGGAGGTCGATGCCAAGCGCTTTCAGTTCAAATCGGGCGGCGATGCCAAGGGCGTGACCGATGCCCTGACCGGCGTAAAGAAATGGGATGACAGTCTCGCGGCCAATATTCTCGTCTGGGAGGATGCAGAAGGGCGGCGCTTTGTGGTGAACGGCCATCAGCGCACGGGGCTGGCGCGGCGGCTGAAGGCGCAAGGGCAGGAGATCCCGCCGCTGCGCGGTTTCGTGCTGCATGAAGCTGTCGGCGAGGGGCCGAATTTCGGGATCAATGCCGAGGAGGCGCGCGCCATCGGGGCGCGGATCAATATTGCCGAGGGCACGGGCAACGCGGTCGATGTCGCGAAAGTCTTCCGTGAACGGCCCGATCTGCTGAAAGATGGCGCGCTGAACCCGAGAAGCAATGCCTTTCGGGATGGGCGCGAGCTGCGCCGCCTGACCGATGAAGCCTTCATGATGATCGTTAATGATGTCGTCAGCCCCCGTGAGGGGGCGATTGTCGCGCGTCTGGTCAAGGCCGAGGGTGAACAGATGGCGGTCATGAGCCTTCTTGCCCGTCAGAAACCTGAGACGCTGGCCGAGGCCGAGGCGCTGGTGCGGGATGCGCTGGCGGCGGGCTTTGCCCGGCAGGAGCAGATCGGCCTCTTTGGCACCGAGCATGTGACGGAAAGCCTGATCGTCGATCGGGCGAAGATCCTGGGCGGGGCGGTCACCCGCATTCGGCGCGACAAGCGGCTGTTCAGCCAGCTTGATCGGGCGGCGGACGATATCGAGGCGGCGGGCAATTCGCTCGACCGGCAGAAAAACAAGGAGCTTGCCGACAATGCCAACCAGATCGCCGACATCGTCCTCAGGACCGCGCATGTCACCGGCCCCGTCGCCGACGCCCTCAAGCGGGCCGTCCAGCAGACGCAAAACGGCACCCCCCTCGCCGCCGCTACAAGGGCCTTCATCGACGAGCTCACCGGGCTTGGACCCCGAGCGCTTGCCGAGCTTGATGGCCCTCGCCGACCATCTCGTCCTGATGGACGAGGTGCAGGTGATGCGGTCGCGGATGGCCCGTCTGCGGGCGAGGGGGCTCGCCTAGAAGGGCAGGCCGCGGCGGCGGAGGATGCCGGCTCGCTGTTCGATGATCCAGCCGTGGGGGCGGAGAGCCAGCGCGCGGCGCTGGAAGGGGAGGTGCGGCCGGGTGAGGTCGAAGAGGCGGCGAAAGTTCTTCGGCCGGGTGTTGAGAACGAGGAGGCTATCTCAGCAGTCATCCCCAACATCGAGCGATTGACCAGTCCTGCCGGTCCCTTGCCTGATGTCGCTGAAGTTACATCAGTGGTCCAAGATTATCTTGAGGATAATGCTGAGCGTCTTCGTCCACGCGATGTTGATCTGGAGGAGACGACGGCGCGTCTCGATGCCTATCTGATCGATGGGAGGGGGCGAGTATTCAGGATCATGCACCCATCGGGTCATGACCATCTTTACAAGCATCTCGATGAAAAGCTGTCGGGAGACTTTCAATGGGAAACGCTGGCTGTCGCAGGGGAATTCATTACCTTCCGGGCGTCTCGCGGATCTGTCAGTTTTAGTTTTCGGGCTGATCCCAGCGCCGCTCAATTAAGAGTTGTCAGAGAGATTGCTCGCCGCTCGCCGCCCGGCATGGACCCATATGCGAGTGTGTGGTCGCCCGGTGACGCGTCCCTGCCTCAGCGCGCGGCGCTGGAAGGGGAGGTGCGGGGCGGCCTCACGACAGAACGGTCTGCCACTATGGCAGTCACTGACCGAGTGGAGCTAGATGCCGCCGTGGATCAGGTCAGTGAAGATTTTCGGCAATATCTGTTTCAGAATTTGCGAGTGTCCGAGGTCGGCGCGCAGCGGCTCGCCATTATGGTCGGAGAGTTTCTCAAGGGCCTCAATGCGCGGGGCTTAGATGGCGCCGCGATTTGGCGCCGGATCGACCTCACGGTTGATCCCATGGGCACTGGAGCCTCGCACACATTGGGGCGTCTCGAATACGGCGTTCTTGGCGTGTTCAATAAGTTCGTGCGGACCAAGATCGTGCTGGGCAGGCGAATGCAAGGCGGGGCGATGGTACATGAGCTCGCCCATTTGTTCCTTGAAATATACCGGGAGCTGGCGCGCGTTGATACGGAAATGGCGGCGGAATTTGATCGCATCAGGGGGTGGCTCAAGGCGGACGATCAGCCCGCTAGGACGACCGATCACATTCGGAAGTCATCCGATGACGGGTTCGACGTTCCCGACAGGTTGTCGCCGATCGAACACGAAAAATGGGCCGAGGGCTTCGAGAGTTTTGTCATGGAGGGTGTGGCGCCGACGCCTGCGCTGGCGGACGTCTTTCGGCAGTTCAAGCGGTGGGTTCAATCGCTCTGGGACAAGCTCGATCGCGGGCCAAGGATCGAGCTGAGTGATGACGCGCGGGCGCTCTATGCGCGGCTATTTGAGCCGACCACACCATTTCCAGAGGCCCCTGCGCGGCGCGCTTCCGACGGGACGTCTCGCTTGGAAGGCGAGAAGCAAGGAACTCAGTCTGATGATGAGCCTCTTCTCACCGGGTGGACGGTGGATGAGGAGGGGCGCCCGCAGCCCGTCACCCAGACGCGGGCCGAGCTGGCCGCCGAGATCGACGCCGAAGACCAGATGATGGCAAGGTTCGAGGGCTGCGCCTATCCGAAGAAAGGGACCGCATGAGCTTTCGCGAGTGCATCGCCAATGCCCTCAAAGAGGGCAAGGTCACGCCGAAACAGGCGGAGGATCTTGAAAAGCGGTTCGGCGATCTTGAGGACGAGCTGGCGCTTGACTATGGGCCGGAGGCAGGGGCCGAGGCGGCCCGGCGCGTTTTTGACGAGCTGAAATTCGAGACGCTGGAAGCCCGCCGCCGCAAGCTCCTTCAGGCACGGGCCGCGGGGGCGTTGATGGCGGCGCAAGGCGAGTTCACCAATTATCTGGGCCGCAGGGATCCCGGCGAGTTCATCATCAATGTAGTCGAGGATGTCGGCGGCAAGGCAGGGCTGTCGACTGTCGAGCAGCGCCGCAAGGCCCTTTTGGGGCGCAGCCATTCGATTGTCGCAGGCGTCATTCAGGCCTTTGAGCGTGATGCGCTGGGCCGTACGCGAAACAAAGCTCTGCTCGCCGATGTGGTGCGCGAGAGCTTTGGCGCCGGTTCGACCGGCAATGAGGCCGCCCGGGCGCTGGCTGATGCGTGGGCTGAGGCCGCCGAGTTCCTGCGCCGGCGCTTTAATGCGGCGGGCGGGCATATTGCCAAGCTTGAAAACTGGGGTCTGCCGCAGGCGCATGACACCATGGCAGTGCGGCGGGCGGGCTTTGGCAAATGGCGAGATGAGATCCTGCCGCTTCTCGACCGGGCAAAGATGATCGATCACGCAACCGGCCGTGTCCTGACGGATGGCGAGCTGGAAATTGCGCTTCGCGGTGTTTACGACACCATCACACAGCAGGGCTGGAACAAGGTCACCCCGTCAGGCGTCCCCGGCAATCCGTCGCTGGCCCGCCGCCGGGCGGATCACCGTTTCCTGCATTTCCGCAGTGCGGATGACTGGATGGCCTATCAGAAAGCCTTTGGCGAAGGGAATGCGTTTGCCTCCATGGTGGGGCATCTTGACGTGATGGCGCGCGATATCGCCGCCATGGAAATCCTCGGCCCCAATCCGCGCGCGACCCTGACCATGCTGGAGCAGAACGGCATGAAGATCGCCCAGAAGTTCGATGCGGAAAATCCGGGCAAGGATCAAGCTGGGCGAGTGCAGTCTAAAGCGCAGCTCGCCCGCGAGATGTATGAAGTCTATACGGGCTCGGCTAATATCCCGGTCAACAAGACGCCTGCCATGGTGCTCCGTGTGGCGCGCAATGTCTTGACTTCTGCGCAACTTGGTTCAGCCGCCTTCAGTGCAGTGACTGATATCTGGTCACAGCGCCATGCCCGCCGCATGACAGGCCTGCCTCAATGGGGGCATCTGACCCAGATCGTTGAGCTGATGTCACCGCATTCCGTCCGCAAGACCGGGGCGGCGCTCCGTATGGGCTCGATTGCCGAAGGCGCCACGCAGGTTGCAGCGGCGCAAGCGCGCTATATGGGGGAGGTGGATGCCGTGGGCTGGTCGCGCTGGCTGGCCGACACGACACTGCGCTGGTCGCTGCTTTCTCCGTTTACGCAGGCCGGGCGCTGGTCTTTCCAGATGGAGTTTGCCGGGGCGCTGGCGGACCGTGCTGCTAAGTCAATCCGTCAACTGAGTGACGGCGATGAGGCGGACCGCGCCTTTGCCCGCGTTCTGGAAAGCTATGGGCTCGGCGGCCACTGGGATGTTATCCGCTCAACCCCGAAAACCTATGAGCCCGAAGCCGGGCTGACCTTCCTGCGTCCGCAGGATGTTGCGACGCGGACGGATATCGATCCTGCCCGGGCCGACTGGCTGGCCAACCGGCTGCTCGAAATGATCCAGTCTGAAACCGAGTATGCGGTGCCGACGTCATCGATCCGGGCACGGGCCACGGTCTTGTCGACCAATCGTCCGGGCAGCTTCTCGGGCGAGCTGTTGCGGTCTGTGGCGATGTATAAATCCTTCCCCACCACGATTGCCTATCTCTCCGGCAGCCGGGCCATGGCCGAGGCGCAGCGCGGCGGGCTGATGAAAGGCATTGGCTATTATGCCTCGCTGACGCTGGGCATGGCGCTGTTCGGGGCCATCGCGATCCAGGGCAAGGAGCTGAAAGCCGGGCGGGATCCGCGGCCGATGAAGAGCCGGGAATTTGCCCTCGCTTCCCTGTTGCAGGGCGGCGGCCTTGGGATCTTCGGGGACTTCCTGTTCTCCGATGTCAACCGCTTTGGCGGCGGGCTGGGGGTTACCCTGTCCGGTCCGGTTGTCGGCGCCGCGTCATCGGTGCTCGGGCTCGGCCAGGAGGGCGTCAAGGCGGCGCTGGGGCAGGAGAACAGGCTTGGGCGGGAGCTTGTCGATTTCGCCCGCTCCTCGATGCCCTTCTCGAATATCTGGTATGCCGAGCTGGCGTTTCACCGGCTGATCTATGACAATTTGCAGGTCTGGGCGGACGAGGATGCCGAAGCCACCTTCCGCCGCAAGGAGCGCTGGCGGGAGCGTGAATATGGCAATGGCTATTTCTGGCCGCCGGGCGAGATGACCCCGGAACGCGCGCCGGATTTCAGCCGGGCCCTTGAAGAGGCGCCGGAATAGCGCAATTCCTACCGCAGGTCCGATGCCGGTCTTTATAATGCGGGGCACCCTGAGGGAGGGGTGCCGTGACCGTAACCGCCATTGCCACAACAGAAATCTATGAGCTCGACGGGCTGGCCGACAGCTTCGCCATTCCCTTTACCAATGCCGGGGATGGCTCGGACATCATCGTCTCCCATACCAGTGATACCGGCACCACCGTCACGCTGGCCCTGACCACCGATTACACCATCGCGGGTGATGCCCAGGCCGGTTATACGGTCGAGACCAATTCGGTTTTGAGTGCCGGCGGCAAACTCGCCATTGAGCCGAATTTTCCGGCAACGCAGCCCACCCCGTTTCGCGACAATACCCGCTTTCCCGCCCGCCAGACCGGCGATATGGGCGACCGCCTCGCGCGCGCCATCCAGACCCTCAAGGTGCAAATCGACCGGGCCACCAAGGTGCCGCCGACCGAAAGCGCGCCCATGGATTTCGGCTCGGACGCGGTGCGCGCCAATTGGGTGCCGAGCTTTGATGAAGACGGACAGATTGAATATCTGATCCGCGCCGCCGACCTTCTGGAGATTGCCGACAATCTGGCGCTGATCCTGCTTGTCGGGGCGTCGATCGACAATGTCGATGAGCTGGCCGGGATCGCCGCGGAAGTCGTGGTCCTCGCCGGGATTGCGCAGGACATTGACGATCTGGGCGGCCATGCCGCCGCCATCGGCGCCCTGAATGCGATCCGCGCCGAGCTGCTGGCGATCTATGCCAAGCTCAACAAGCTCGATGTGATCGGCACGGATCTTCTCGATGAGGCGTCCAAGATTGATGCAGTTGGTTCCGATATCCTTCTGGGCCCGGAGAATTCCAACATCCTGCAGGCGCTGGGCGCGGCGACCGATGCCCAGACGGCGCGCGATGCCGCAAGGGCGATGGCGCGGCGGATCCCGATCCTCTCGCTGCGTGACCAGCTCCTCTGGACCAGTGACGATAATGGCGGCAGCGAGGATGACGTCAACACGACGACAGCCACCTTTGAGACGGGCGACCCCGAAGGGCCGTTCGCCTATTTCGGGGCGGGCGCCCACCCCGACACGATCGGGCCGAAATATCTGACGCGGATCGATCCTGACCGGGAATATCTAGCCGTCGCCGCGATTGACTGCTCGGACCTTGGGGAGAGTGAAGACGATCCGGTTGTCGATGTCGTCGTCGATGTCCTCGACAAGAACTATACGCTGATCAGTACCATGACGCTGACGCAGCTCACCTTTACCGAGACAGAGGTGCGTCAGCTGGCTGAAGTGCGGATTTCCGGGGCCAATATTGCGCCGGCCTCTGCCAAGGTCTTCAGCCAGGAAGGCGCTGTCTGGGCGCGGATCCGGCCTGATGGCAATCCGGTGAGTACGGACGGCATTTTCCGCGCCTTTGCCATGGGCATTGATGATGTCACGCCGCTGCACGCCGCCGAGCAGGTCACGAGCGCGGAAGGCATGGCGCTGGGGCCAACGGCTGGTGCGGTCTTCACCGAGGATGACACGGTGGGCGAGGCGCTGGTGCGGCTCGATGGTGACCGGCAGACGGCCATTGCCGGTGTGATCGCGCTGGAGACGGAAGCGGCGTTGAGCATTGCCAGTGGCTCGGTCACGCCGACGCGGCGGCGGCATACAATTGACACAGAAGGCGATGCGTCCAGCGACACGCTGACCGATGTGGACCTCACGAATTTCTCGCCAGGAGATAAAATCGAGCTGCGGCTCGAAAGCGCGGCACGGCCCATCACGGTGGCTACGACCGGCAATATCTCAACATTAAGTGGACGCTCGCTGGAACTGAAAAGCACCGAGAAGGTGCTTGTGCTGACGGTCAATGCAGCGGGCACCGGCGTCAATGCGTTCCTGATGCAATTCTCACGGTCTTGCCCGGTCGTGCGAGCCTCTGAATGGGGGATCATCGCCGGGGCGGCGGATGCGCAAGCCTTTGTCAACTTCAATTCCGGCAGCCGCCACATGATTGATGAGCCGATGGCTGGTTATACGGCGGTTGCTGACCTTGCCCTCTTGTCCGGTCTTGGCATCACGATCCCTAATGGCTCTCATATCGAGGGGATGGCGGGGGCGTGGTGGAATTTCGAGCCGCTGGTTGACCACAACCACATGCTGATCATGCCGGGCGGGGAAGATATTGTCCTCGAAAACCTTTATCTTGACGGGCAGGGCGCGACGACGAACCTGATCGGGATGTCAAATGCGGACCGTGTACAGATTTCAGGCGGTATCCTGAAGAACCTACGCGCAGGCTGGCGGTTTCTGGATCGTCTCGGCGGGGGGCGGGCGATCACTGGTCAAAACCAGATGAAGGATATTCGCATTAGCCGGGTGCATTTTGACAATGCCTTTCAAGCGCTGGATTTCACCGGCCTTTTGACTTCTGGCGATGCTGACCATGGTAGCCATAACATCATCGCGTCGGACTGTACCGGCGCCTATATCGAGAACATCGCCACCGCATTGGGCAAGAGTGAAAAGGTCACTGTCCCTGACGATGATGTGGTTGATGCGCGTGCGCCGCTGCTCGTCTCAAACTTTCGCGGCGTCAATTGCGGCCTCTCT